ATGACAAAAGATAAAATTAGCGTGCCCGACAGCCGTTTGAATGCCCGAACCCGGCGCCTCTTCCTCAACCATCTTGCCGAAACCGCAAATGTTGCGGCGTCCGCCAGGGCAGCAGGTATCGCCAGCAGCGGTGTCTATGCCGAACGGCGACGGTCGGCTGGCTTTCGTGATGACTGGGCCCGCGCACTTGGTGAAGGCTATGCACGGCTGGAGACCGATTTGTTGGCTGAAGCCTTATTGGCGGCCAATGGCAAAACGGCGGACACGACGTTGAAAGCGCGTGCGCAAAAGCACCGGCTGGCGATTGCGTTGTTGAGTGCACATCGCGCTGCGGTGAAGGGCGCGCCGACTGCGGCAACGCCTGCGCCTGCGTCGGCGGATTTGCCGATGCTGAAGGCGCAATTGATCCTGAAGCTAACGCAGATGCGCGAACGAGCGGGGCGTAGCGATGACGCAGCTTAATGCCCAGGCCCTGATGGCCATGCCCTACAATGAAATGGTGGCGTGCGTGAAAAGCTGGAACCGCCACAAAATGGATGAAACGCACCGATGGCGTTTTTGGCAGCGCGATGACCAGTCCGAGCCGCAAGGCGATTGGCGCACTTGGCTCGTGATGGCGGGGCGCGGCTATGGCAAAACCCGCATGGGCGCAGAATGGGTGAGCGCGCTTGCCATCCAATATCCCGGCGCGCGGTTTGCGCTGGTCGGAGCAACGCTGAACGAGGCGCGGCAGGTGATGGTGGAGGGCGAAAGCGGACTGTTGGCGCTTCCCTTTACCGAACGCCCCCTATGGGAGCCAAGCCTGCGCCGTTTGACATGGCGCAATAATGCCACGGCCACTTTGTTTTCGGCGGCAGAGCCCGAAAGCCTGCGCGGACCACAGCATGATTTTGCGTGGGCAGATGAAATTGCGAAATGGCCAAACGGGATCAAGGCGTGGGATAATCTGATGCTTGGGCTACGCCTTGGGCAAAATCCACAGGTCATGGCCACGACCACGCCGCGTCCGGTACCTCTTTTGCGCCGGCTGGTGTTGGAGCAGGGCGTTGCTATGACGCGCGGCCGCACGGCGGATAATGACATGAACCTGCCGCCAGAATATCTGGCGTCGGTGCGCGCGGCGTATGCGGGCACCCGCTGGGGCAGGCAGGAACTGGATGGCGAACTGATCGAAGATGTTGCGGGCGCTTTATGGTCGCGCGACCTGATTGAACGGCAACGCGTGTCTGCCGCGCCAGATTTGAAACGTGTCGTTATCGGCGTTGATCCGCCTGTATCGGAAAATGGCGATGCCTGCGGTATTGTCGCGGTCGGTATCGGCGAAGACAAGAGAGCCTATGTGCTCGCAGACCACAGCATTTCGGGCGCATCGCCCGAAGGCTGGGCGCGGGCAGTCGCGGCAGCAGTCGATCTTTGGCAAGCTGACCGGGTTGTCGCCGAAGACAATCAGGGCGGCAATATGGTCGAGACGGTGTTGCGCGCGGCGGACCTCGCGATGCCCATAAAGCGGGTGCACGCAAGCAGAGGCAAATCCGCACGTGCCGAGCCAATTGCCGCATTATACGAAGTGGGCCGCGTCTTTCACACAAACGCCTTTCCCGAATTGGAAGACCAGATGTGCGGGCTTGTTGCGGGCGGCGGATATGAAGGCCCCGGCCGATCCCCCGACCGCGCCGACGCGCTGGTATGGGCATTGACGGAACTGATGCTCGGTAAGGCGGAAAGAACGCCGCGGGTGCGGCTGCTGTAATTTAAAGGACTGAAACGATGAATATCTTCGGTTGGAAATCAACCGGGCGTGGCTTGCTGCGTCCGGCGAAAACGCGTGTGCAGCAGGATCGCCTTTCGGGCATTCGCGGCTATGGCGTGCCAAGCCTTGGTGATTGGCCACGCAACTACGAGGCGCAGATGCGTGAGGGCTATCTTTCAAATGCCATCGCCCAGCGCGCAGTTCGCTTGATTGCAGAGGGATTGGCGTCGGCGCCGCTCACATCGACCGATGCCCATGCATTGCGGCTGATACAAGCAACGTCGGCAGGGCAGGCGTTGATTGAAACGGTGGCCACGCATCTGTTGCTGCATGGCAATGCCTATATCGAAATATTGTCCGGCATGGACGGGCGGCCCGCCGAATTGTTCGCGCTTCGCCCTGAACGGATGACGATTGAGGCCGATATGCGCGGCTGGCCAATCGCCTTTGTGTATAAGGCGGGCGATGTTGCAAGCCGCCTGCCAGCCGACAGCGTCATCCACATTCGGTCCATTCACCCGCTGGACGACCATTATGGGCTTGGCTGCCTTGGTGCGGCATCGGGCGCGGTAGCAACGCACAATGCAGCAACGCGATGGAACAAGGCGTTGCTCGATAATGCGGCACGGCCATCGGGCGCTTTGGTCTATGAAATGGGCGAAAGCGGGACGTTGAGCGGCGAACAATATACGCGGTTGAAAGAAGAGCTTGCTGCAAGCTTTCAAGGTGCAGGCAATGCCGGACGGCCCATGTTGTTGGAAGGCGGACTGAAATGGCAAGCAATGGCTCTGACTCCTGCAGAAATGGATTTCGCCGGTCTGAAAGAGGCCGCTGCGCGCGAAATTTCGCTCGCTTTTGGTGTACCGCCGGTGCTGCTTGGGCTGCCGGGGGATGCGACCTATGCCAATTATCGCGAAGCCAACCGCGCGTTGTGGAACCAGAGCATCATTCCGTTGGCGCGCAAAATGCTCGCCGCAATTGGCGAGGGCCTCGCGCCTTATTTTGACGGTCTTCAATTGGGCATTGATCTGGATGCCATCCCCGCGCTGGCCGAGGACCGGGAGAGATTGTGGGCGCAGGTCGGAGCGGCGGACTTTTTGACGAGCGACGAAAAACGCGCGGTAGTTGGGCTTGCCCCAGTGCAGTCAGAGGCATCTGAAGCCGCCTAAACCTGGCTTTTCAGAATGGAGTGAACATGGTCGAAAATAACCTTCAAGGTCTGCTGGAGCAGGCCTCCGAAACTGGTGCCGGGCGTGCGCTTGCGCGGCTGGGTCTGGATGATGCCAGCGCGGCAAAGGACATGAGTGAGCTGCGCGAGCTTTTGTCCGCCTGGCGGGATGCCAAACGGTCTGCGCGCAAGGCTGCGATTGGTTGGGTCGTCCGCATGGTGCTTGCGCTGTTGCTCATTGGCCTTGCTGTAAAGCTTGGCCTGTTGGGGCTGGTCAGCCAGTGAGGCTGGCTGGCTATGCCGCGATCTTTGATGCACCGGACAAGGGCGGCGATATTGTGCGCAAGGGCGCCTTTGCCCGCGCGGCCAAAGCAGGCGTTCCGCTGCTATGGCAGCATGATCGCAACCGCCGCATTGGCTTTGTCGAAAGCCTGAGCGAGGACGCGCGCGGACTGCGCATCATTGCCCAATTGGATGACGAAGAAACACCAGTGCAGGCCGGCAGTGGCCTGTCCTTTGGCTATCGCGTCCGCGCCATGAAAAAACAGGATTACCGGGAGCTGACGGACCTTGATCTCATCGAGGTTAGCGTCGTCACGCATCCCATGCAACCGCTCGCCCGCGTGTTGGCCGTCGAGCCCACAGAGGCGAACATACCCCCTATCACCCAAGGAGAATGACATGGATTATGAAACCAAAGCTGACGCGCTTGACGCGGTTTTCGAAGGGGCGGTGGCCGCCTCGGCTGTGACACGGCCCCTATTGTCTGGAGCCACTATGGCCGACCCAGCAAAATCCGCATTCGTCGACGGCTATTTGCGTCGCGGCTCCGAAGTTGAGCTCAAAAGCTTTTCGGGCGTGGTGGCGGCAGATGGCGGATTTGCCGTCCCGCGCGAAATTGACGAAATTATCGATTCCACGTTGAAGGCAATCTCGCCGATCCGGGCAATTGCCAATGTCGTCCGCGTCGGATCGTCTGGCTACCGCAAGCTTGTTACGCAAAATGGTGTGACCTCGGGTTGGGCTTCGGAAACCGCAACACGCCCCGAAACAGCGACACCGACATTCAACGAAATCGTTCCGAGCTTTGGCGAGCTTTATGCGAACCCTGCAGCGACGCAGGCAATGCTTGATGATGCTGCGTTTGATGTCGAAAGCTGGCTTGCGAGTGAAATCGCAACCGAGTTTGCAAAGGCCGAAGGTGCGGCATTTGTGAATGGCAACGGTACCAATAAGCCAAAAGGCTTTTTGACTGCGCCGAATGCCGTGACGGGCGATGCGACGCGGCCGTTCGGCACGCTGCAATATATCGCTTCGGGTGTGGCCGGTGCATTTGGCACAACGAACCCGCAAGATAAGCTCGTCGAACTGGTCCACGCCTTGCGCGCGCCCTATCGTCAGGGTGCAACTTGGGTGATGAACGCCTCAACGCTGTCGGCGATCCGTAAGTTCAAAACCACCGACGGTGCGTTCATTTGGCAGGCGGGTCTTAGCGCTGGGCAACCGGATACCCTTTTAGGTTATCCCGTGGTCGAGGCGGAAGATATGCCGGATATCGCCGCCAACAGCCTGTCGATTGCCTTTGGCAATTTCAAGGCGGGCTATCTGATTGCCGAGCGCACGGAAACCAACATCCTGCGCGATCCATATTCGAACAAGCCATATGTCCATTTCTACGCGACCAAGCGTCTGGGTGGCACGCTGACCAATTCGGAAGCGATCAAGCTCATGAAGTTCGCCGTTTCCTGATCATGCGAAAATCTCCCCACCAGCGGGTGGGGAGATACCTCGGAGAACGACATGACGATATTTGTTTTTCAACGCGGCGAAACGATTTCGCTCGCGCTTGATGCTGTGACTGGTGACCCCCTTCTGGTCACTGCGATAAGTGCGGCGATGAAGGCAGTGGCCCCGGGACGGACTGGCGTAAGCGCCACCGCACCTGTTGCTGCTGCCTTCAGCATCACGCCGCGGGCTCCGGTTGGCGATATTCCGCCAGGATGGAACCTGAGTGTGGGGGCGGCGCAAAGCGCGCTTTTGCCAGCAGGACATTATCTGGCTGACGCGCGGATTGAGGTCGGCGGCGGGGTTATCGTTACGGAAAGCATCGGCATAACGCTGCGTGAAAGCGTGACGGCATGACCTGGCTTTTGCAATGGCGACAACCACCGCCAATCGTCGAGGTGTGCTGGCGGGGGCCGGATGGTGTGCTTGCACCGACCGTAGCGGCGTCTTCCCTCGCGCATGTTCCGACAATCATCGGACCACCGGGCGCTCAGGGACCAGCTGGACCCGCCGGACCAATTGCCGACATCATCGACGGCGGCACATTCAATTAAGGATCAGATATGCCAAGAATTCAAACAAAGCGCGGCTTGAAAGCCAATTTGCCGACAGCATCGATGCTGGCGGGTGAAGCGCACTTCACGACTGATCGTGGCACGTTGCACATCGCTACTGGCGCAACCACGCGGCTTCCCGTGGTTCCTGCGATTGACGATCTTGCCACCGTGGCAGCGGTGGACGGCGCAGCGGATTTCCTCATCTTGCATGATGCGTCAGCCGTGGGGCAGAAAGAAGCAAAGATCACCGTCAACGCGTTTAAGGCGGCGTTGAACATCCCTGCGTCTGACCTCGACGAAAAAGCGGCTGTTGTCGCAGGTGGCACATCTGGTTATATTTGGGGAACAAATGGAACCGATGGGGTTATAAGGCTGAACAACTCCATGGCGTGGACCAAAGATGCAGCCAATGGCTTTGTCACGCTGGCAGTCGGCGACGTGGACTGTGGAACCTTCTGATGCCAAGCCTTTCCCATAAAAGGGGAACACGGGCGCAAGTCGATGCCGCTGCCAGCGCCAACGCGTTGCGCGCCGGCGAAGTGTATCTCATCACGGACGAGGCCCGGCTGACCGTCGGAACCAGCGCCAGCGCGCATCAGCCAACCGCAAAACAGGGTGAAGGCGGCGGTGACCCATGGACTTGGGTGAAGCTTGCCGCCGACGTTGCCAACAGCACCGTTACACCTGTGGCCGCGACCGGCCTTTCCTTCGCCGCTGCGGCCAACACAACCTACCTTGTTGAGGTCGTCGGCACCTTTCAGTCGGCAGCAATCACGACAGGCATTGCGCTCGCATTGGATATACCGTCGGGTGCAGTGAGCGGAATGACCGTTCATCCCGCCAGTGCGACAACGCTTACCGGCACCGAACAAATTGCCGACGCTGTAACCACTGGTGCCACAACTGGTGTGCGTGCTGCGGCGACAAACGTCCCGATCATCGCGACGTTTATTGTCTCGGTGGGAGCAATAGCGGGGCAAGTTCAACTGCTGTTCCGGTCCGAAGTGGCGGCATCTGCGGTCACCTTAAAGGCTGGACTGACGGCCATGGGCCGCCGGATAATCTAAAAGGAAATTGAAATGCTGAGCATGGAACCGCTCGGCCTCGACAGCGTGATGCTGGACGAGGTGCGAGCCTATTTGCGTGTCGATGAGAATGTGGACGACACTTCGTTGGCGGCGTCGATCCTCGCGGCAACTGGCCATGCGGAGCAGTTTACCCGCCAAACCCTTCTGCGCCGCGCGGCAACCGAAATTGTCACGGCAGGCAGTGGATGGCAAATACTGCAGGCTCTGCCGGTACAGGCGATAACGGGTGTCACGGGCATTCCAGCGGAAGGTGTAACTTTCGCCCTTCCGGCGTCGGCATGGGAGCTTAAGATCTCCTCACAAGGCGAAGCTTACTTCCGGGTGTTGCAGCCTGCCAGTGCCGGGCGTGTCGAGATATCGCTGATCGCCGGCTTGGCCGCCGATTGGGCAAGCTTGCCGGAGTCACTCCGGCTTGGCCTACTGCGGCTAGCGGGGCATTTTTATAACAATCGCGACAGCGCCAGCGACGATGGCCCGCCAGCCGCAGCATTGGCGTTGCTTCAGCCTTGGCGCCGGATGCGCGTCGCATGAGCGGGGAATTTGCAGGCAGTCTGCGCGAACGTGTGGATATCGAAACCCGCCTTAGCGATCGCGACAGCATGGCAGGTGCATCGGGCAGATATCGTTATGACGGGCAAGCATGGGTTGCGGTCGCGCCGCTGATCTCTGGCGATTTAAGCCGCGCGGATGCCCTGTCTGCACTGCCGCGCTGGCAAGTCACCATGCGCAAACGCGAAGGCGTTGGCCTTGGCACGCGCTTGGCATGGCGGGGCAAATATCTTGCCGTACGCGCAGTGTTAAGCGACCCAATCACGCCAGCACAAATGCGGCTCACCTGTGAGGAGGTTCGGTGAATACAGACCGGATCAAGGCAAAAGCGGAAGCTTTGGGCGAACGCCGTGCTGACGACATACGCGACCAACTGATGCAGGCGCCGCGCCCAGCTGGCGTCGATGTGGAACGAAGCGGCGCTGGGATATGCCTTGTCGGCAAAAACCTGCGGCGACGCATGGTCGACGACCCTCAATTAAGGAATTTCGGACGATGAACAGCGCCATGCACGCGCTTCAGGCAGCCGCCGTTTCCGCGCTCGCGGCGCATCCGGTTTTGGCAGATGCGTTGACGGGAATTTATGACGGACCACCACCACGTGCCGTATTTCCCTATGTCGCCATCAACGACGGGATAGTCAGCGACTGGAGCACAAAGACCGGCGTCGGCCGCGAAATCCGGTTTGCAATTACGGTGTGGGATGATGGTGAGTCCGCCACCCGCTTGTCCAACCTAATGTCGCATGTCGAGGATGCCGTTCTGGCCATACCCCGCGACCTGCCGGATTGGCGAATCGCGAGCCTGATATTCGTGCGGTCCATGGTCGTTCGCGATCCCGCTGGGCCATGGGCTGGACTTCTCGAGCACCGCGTGCGGTTGCTCGCGATCTGACGCCGACGACCGGCCCGTAATCATATATTTCCTCGCCGGCTGGCGGGGCATTTTCGAAAGGAAAAGGCTTATGCCTGCAGAAAAAGGAAGCGCCTTCCTGTTGAAGGTTGGCGACGGTGCAACGACGCCGGTTTATGCGACAGTCGCTGGACTGCGCACCACGCAACTGTCGATCAACGGCGACCCCGTGGTTATCACCAACAAGGGTAGCGGCGCCTGGCGAGAATTGCTGTCTGGTGCGGGCGTGCGTTCGGTTTCTGTATCGGGCGCGGGCGTATTCACTGGCTCGACCGCCGAGACCCGGATCAAAAACAACGCGCTTTCGGGTCTGCTTGATGACTATGAATTGAGTTTTGAAAGTGGCGACCGGCTGCGCGGCAAATTTCTGGTTGCGCGGTTGGACTATGCTGGTGATTTCAATGGCGAGCGTTCTTACACGCTGGCGCTTGAAAGCAGTGGTCAGGTCGCATCATTATGAGCCGGCCTGCCAATGCCCTGCGCGGCGAGGCGACGATTGCGGTTGAAGGCGGGCATATATTGCTTCGCCCAACCTTCTCGGCGCTGGTGGCCTGTGAAGAGGAGCTTGGGCCTTTGTTCGCCTTGGTCGAACGCGCGGCTGCGGGGGGACTGAAGCTATCGGAAATGGTCAGCCTGTTTTGGCATTGCCGAACTGACGCCGATGCTGAGGCGGCGCGCGCAGATTTTAGCGAGACCCTCACGCAAGCGGGCCTTGCGGCGATGACGCCTGCGCTCAAGATGTTGCTTGGCCAGATTTTAAGCGGGCGATGACATTTGGCGAGACCGCGCTGCGGTTGAGCGCGATTTGTGCGCTGCAATTGGGCTGGCGTCCAAACGAATTCTGGAATGCCACGCCCGCTGAACTGGTCTGCATTTTGCAGATCGCCGATGGTGATGACGCCGCCCCGCCCAACTCGAACGAGATTCAAAAACTGATGTCGCTGTTTCCAGATAGCGTGGCAGGAGAGCAATGATGGACGAAGAAATCGACAGGCTGGTCGTGTCGGTGCGCGCCGACACCCGCGCCTTTGCGAGCGACGTCGCAGCGATGCGGGCTGAACTTGATGGCCCCTTTACTGATGGACTTGAACGCGCGGGGTCGGCATTGGAGCGCGGCCTAACTGGTGCCATCCAGCGCGGCAAGTTCGGCTTCGAAGATTTGCGCCGCGTTGCACTGTCCGTGCTTTCGGAGATTGCCAGCTCTGCGATTCAGGCAGGTCTCAACAATATGGGCGCTGGTGCTTCTGGCGGCGGCCTGCTTGGATCATTGGGTGCCCTTTTGGGCGGAGTGCTTGGGGCACCCGGACGTGCCACAGGCGGACCGGTGTCGCCGGGCAGGGCCTATCGTGTCGGTGAGCGTGGGCCAGAGCTATTTGTTCCGACAAGCAGCGGGCGCATCGAAACGGGCGGGGGTGCCAGCGCGCCAACGAATGTTCGGCTGACCATCAATGTTTCGGATGCGGGCAAGGGCAGCGCGCCTGCCGCACTTGAGCGATCTTCGCGACATGTTGCGCGCGCCGTTCGGCAAGCCTTAGCGCGGGATTGAAACATGGCATATTGGCTTTGCGATCAGCGGCGACAGCAGAAATCTGTGCCCGTCATGCGGTTTGACCCCCGTTTCTGGACGGTCAACTTCCCGCGCCCGATGATGGCATCAATCGTTACGACCGGGCCGGAATCCCTGCGCGCGGACGCAACATTTTATCGAAGCGATGATCTGTCCGGACTGATCTGGGACAGCATTGATCATTGGGACCATCCCTTATTGGCTTACGAAACCAATCGGGATTATCGGCGACTGACGATGACGTTCCGGTGGCGGTCGGCTGGCATCATGGCGCTTGATGCCGTCAACGGGCCCACACTCACCATTAACGGTCGCGATGCGGCTGGTGCTGCGAAAAGTTGGTATGTCCGCCTTTGGAATTACGCTGTCGGCACGCCGGAAGATGCCGAAATTGCGCTGGATTTCAGCAACCTTCAGGGCGGATTTCTTTTGCCAGATGAGGCGGAACCCGTGTTTGCAGGCGACATTGACCAGATTTTCATATCATTGGTCCCGCTGGGTTATACTGGCCTCGCTGGCAATTTACCTGCACCTGTTGAAGCTTGGGCGGAACTCACGGAGATCAGATGCGATGGTGCTGGTGTCATGCTCGACACTGGCGATGTGATGATGCCCGAGCATGACCTGAAAATGGCAACGGGATATGACGATGCCTATAACCAAACCCCGGCGCGGCTGGTTCGCCAGATTCATGCTCTTGGCTACCGAAAGACGATAAATCATTATGTGGGCATGAGCCATTATTTCCGGCTCGAGCCGCTGGGCGACGGACATTATGTGAGCTTGGCGGGTGGTGCACTCAACGCGCCATGTCGTGCCTGGCACCAAAATTTTGCGGCACAGGCAAAACTGCTTGGATTCGATCTGATTTTCTCGCTCAGCTACGAATTGTTTGACGCGCATTGCTGGAACGACTGGAAACAGCGGGCAGAAAATGGCGACCCGGCGTTAACCGGGTGGGTCCCGCCATCCACTTTGCTTTCGCCTGCGAACATCGCGGCGATGAACTACCTAAAGGCAATCGCGCGCGCATTTGTCTTCATCTTGAAAGAAGCTGGGCTGCCTGTGAAGTTTCAGATCGGCGAGCCATGGTGGTGGATCATGCCCGACGACCGCATCTGTCTGTATGATGCTGCTGCGAACGCCGCAATCGGGCCATTGTCGGTCAGCATATCGGACATAAAAGGACCAAAATCGCCGGCGCAAAACGCTATGCTGGACAGGGCAGGCGAGATCCTCGCGGCGTCGACTGCGTCAGTCTGCCAAGCCGCCGCCGATGAGGCAGGAGCGACTGGCATAGAGACACTATTGTTGGTGTATTTGCCGACAGTCCTTGATCCGTCGGCACCCGAAGCCATCCGCGCCAATGTTCCGCTGGGATGGTCTGCGCCGGCGTTCAATGTGCTTCAGCTCGAAGATTATGATTGGGTCACATCGGGCAACCACGGCGCCACGCGAAGGGCAGTTCCTCTGATGGCTGAACGCCTTGGATATCCGGTTGACGAGCAGCATTATTTTACCGGCTTCGTTCTGCGCCCCGAAGACAAAGCGCAGTGGAGCGACATTGAAATTGCCGCGCGCGAAAGTCGGGCAAGGGGTACGGCCGAAACCTACGTCTGGGCGCTGCCACAGGTTGCACGCGACGGGTTCACGCATTTTGAAATTGGACAGGAGGATGCAACTGTGCAGCACTTTGATGACGTGCTTTTTCCGCTGGAAATTGGCCGCGAGGCGGAAGTCACAGCGGAGTTTTCCACCAATATCGTAACCACTTTATCGGGGCATGAACGCCGCAACAGCAGCTGGGAAAATGCGCGGCTAAGTTACGATGTCAGTCCGGGTGTAAGGTCCGAAAATGAGCTTGGCGTCTTGCTCGCGTTTTTTCGCGCCCGGCATGGGTCTGCGGTTGGCTTTCGTTTTACGGATCCGCTCGACAACAGTTCGAATGTGATGATCGGCACGCACAGCATGATTGATCAAAATTTGGGTGCGGGTGATGGTGTGCGCACGGCATTTCCGTTGATTAAGACCTATGGCGCCGACGAACAGGTGCGGCGCATTACAAGGCCAGTGCCGGCTTCTGTGACTGTTGCGGTCGATAACGTCGCGGCAACAGGTTGGTCGCTTACTGCTGGCGGAGCAATCGAATTTGAAACTGCACCCGCAATAGGTGCCATTATCACTGCCGGTTTCCGTTTCGACGTTCCTGTACGCTTTGCAACCGACCGGCTGGATATCGCACGGGCGACCTTTGGTGCAGGCGATGTTCCAACGATACCGCTGGTTGAAATCCGGGAAGCCATCTGATGGACCTCTGGATGGATGGGCCGCTTATCACGGTCGCATATGGCTGGCGGTTGGAACGGGCCGATGGCGTGACCGTTGGTTTTACCTCGCACGATGCCGATGTGCTTCATGACGGCATTTTGCTGAAATCCAGCCCCGGTATGCAGCCCACGACGATCGTGCAAAGCGTTGGGTTGGAGAATGACGGTTTGGACGTGTCGGGTGCACTGACGTCGGACATTATCCGGGCCGATGATTTGACAGCTGGCCGATGGGACGGCGCATATCTGGAAATATTTCTCTTTGACTGGATCGCGCCCGCAAGTGGGAAGCGCGTTTTGGCTTCCGGCGAATTGGGCGCGGTGTCCTTTGCGGATGACGCGTTTTCGGCTCAACTTGTCGGCATCCAGTCACGTCTTGATAAGGCGGTCGCGCCCCAAACAGCGCCGTCATGTCGCGCCGAGTTTTGTGACGCAGCCTGCGGGCTAAACCGCGAACGCTTCCGTCATTTGGCAACCGTTTCGAGCGTTCAGGATTATGCGGTTTCGGTAAGCAATATCGCGCCATTTGCTGTTGGCCAATTGGCGTGTGGCAGCGCGCGCTGGTTGACTGGCCCGAATGCAGGGTTGGAATTCAGCATTGCCAACAGTGACGCGACCATGATTGAATTGCAGACGATGCCACAATCAGCTGTCAGTACGGGCGATCTGATTGAGGTGATAGAAGGCTGTGATAAGCTGATGACAACCTGCGCGGCGCGATTTGGCAACGGCATCAATTTTCGCGGCGAACCCTATCTGCCGGGAAATGACTTACTGACGCGATATCCCGGTGCAAGCTAGGATATCGCCTGCACGCACGCACCAGCAAGCCTTGGTTGCACAAGCGGCACTCGATTTAATTGGCATTCCGTTTTTGCTCCATGGACGTTCGATGGAGAGCGGGCTCGATTGTGTCGGATTGGTCGGACTTTGCCTTTCTACGGTAGGCAAAGATGCCGCCGTGCCCTCCAATTATCGGCTGCGTGGTCAATATAGCGAGCGTGCCTGTGCCTATTTTGATGAACGGGGCTTCCGGCGCGTCACTGACGCATCTGTCGTTGCCGGAGACGTTCTGTTGCTTGCGCCCGGCGCGCGGCAAATTCACCTCGCAATCTTGACCCATGCAGGCGCGGTGCACGCGCACATGGGCCTAGGCCGCGTTGTCGTGACGCCCTTGCCGCTGCCGTGGCGCATAATCGCTCAATGGCGCCTTTTCGGAGACTGATATGGCAACGCTTGTTCTAACCGCTGTTGGCTCTGCGCTTGGCGGGCCGATAGGCGGCGCTATTGGCGCTGCGCTGGGGCAGCAAATCGACGGGGCCTTATTCGCGCCCGCCCCGCGCCAAGGAAGCCGGCTTAAGGAGTTGGCCGTCCAAACCTCAAGCTATGGCACCCAAATTCCCGGCGTATTCGGCGCGATGCGTGTTGCTGGAACGGTAATCTGGGCGACAGACCTGATCGAAGAGCGCGTCAAAAGCGGCGGAGGCAAGGGTCGCCCTTCGACTGTCAATTACAGCTATCGTGTGAGTCTGGCGGTCGCGCTGTCGAGCCGGCCAGTGGCGCGATTGGGGAGAATTTGGGCGGACGGCAATTTGATTTGCGGGGCTGGCGACGATTTGAAAACCGACGCGCAATTGCGCTTTTATTCGGGCTACGCGGATCAGCAGCCTGATCCATTGCTCGCATCTGCCGAAGCTTTGGGTCAATGCCCCGCCCACCGCGACTTGGCTTATGTCGTGTTCGAAGATTTGCAACTCGCAGATTTTGGCAACCGCATTCCATCTTTGACGTTCGAGGTTTTCGAGCGCGAAGGGCCATTGTCGTTGTCAGAATTGTTTCAGTCGCTGTCGGATGGCGACCTATTGGCGCAAAGCACGCACTCAATAGTTGGTTTTGCAGCAGGCGGATCGAATATGAGAGAGGCGATTACGCCGATATTGGATGCCTATCCAGTTGAACTCATCACCCGCGGTGGCAACCTTGTTGTTCGCGACGAAGGCGCGACCCCTGATCAACCAAGCCAAGTTATCATCGCTGTGGAAGAAGATATGCGCGGGCTGGAACCGTTAAACCACCGGATTTCGTCCGCTGGACAAGTTCCGAGTACGGTCTCGCTGCGTTACTATGATCCGGATCGCGATTATCAGGCGGGTGTTCAACACAGCAGTGGCAAATCAGGCAGTCGAGGCGAAGTCCGCTTGGAGTTACCCGCCGTCCTAAGCGCATCCATGGCAAAGCGCTTGGTTGAAAGGAAAGGCGATATTGCCCGGTACGCACGGACCACATTGAGCGCATCGGTCATGACCTCTGCTGTTTTGCAACAACCCGGAGATTGCTTCCTAACCGAAGACGGAAAAAAATGGCAAATCGACGAAATTGAACATGGATTTGGTACGGCACAAATCAAAGCACGAATGGCGACAAGGCAGGCCTCATTTAATCAGATGATAGCCGTTCCTGGTCGTCACATCGCGTCAGTCGATCAGCCAATTGGGCAGACCAGAATTGCCAGTATCGACTGCCCGCTGATCGCCGAACGCGACGCAAACCAAGCTGCCTTGGCGGTATTTGCCGGGGGAACAGAGGCTGGCTGGAAACGTGCAGCGCTCTCAGTCCAAAATGACGGGCAGCTAACGGACATAGGCAGCACTGCTCCGCAGGCTGTGATCGGGACAATGCAAAACGCGCTTGGATCACATAGCGCATTATTGATCGACGAGATATCATCTCTCGAAATCGAATTGCTCAATGGTTCGATGCTACTTGCCAATCGTGACACCCACCCTTTGGTATCTGGCGCTCCTGTCTTTCATATAAATGGGGAATTTATCCGTGTTGGTCGGGTTGTTGCGATGGGCGACCAACAATACCGACTCTCTCGTTTTGCGCGCGCCTGTTTTTCGGATGAACCTTCAGCGCCTGCGCATCTGGCGGGATCACAGATCGTTTTGATGGACCCCGCCTCCGCACGCATAATTGCGCCAACAGACTATCAAATTGGACAGACGATAGCAGTTGAGGCGCAAGGCCTTGGTGACGTGAACCCAGTCATTGCGACTTCGGTCGCCAATGGACGGGCCATAACGCCTTTGAAGCCTGCACATGGCCGGGCGGGACGCGCGGCCAATGGTGATATCCACCTAAACTGGGTCCGACGGTCACGCTTGGACCTTGGGTGGGTTGATGGCGTTGATCAACTCATGATTGAAGATCGTGAAGCGTATCATGTCGTGTTTCTCGCTGACGACATCATCGTGCGCGATTGGACGGTGCTCAAAAACACGTTGCACATCCCGGCTGACGTTTACGCTGGCCTCGGAATACCGCCAGATAGTGAACTACGTTTTAGTGTCCGGCAAATAGGCCGTTTTGCACAATCCATGCCGCTCTCGCTCGATCTCGATTAA